CGCCGCACTGTTTACCGATGCGCTCGCGTCCCTTACACGAATGTAAGTTATCTGCGTTTGTGCGTTACCACTAACAGACGATGCACCCGCCAATACAGCTATGGGTACTGCGTTGACTGACCCCACACCCGATGCGGATGCCGCCGCTTCTAAGATGCAAGTGTTCGCATCTGTCCAAACGGTTGAATCAAGCGAGAAGGCTAGACTATCGATGCTCCCGAATAGGTCTAGCTGTTCAAGCGTGAATGGGCCACAAACATCTGCCATTACGCAAAGGTGACAGTCAGAGAACCACTAGCGATTTTGAACACATCGCCCGTGTCGATTGTCTTGGAAGTGGTCAAAGCACCATGTACCAACAAATTGCCAGTAGTAAGAGCGTCAAAGATACCGAAGTGGGTGAGGGTTCCCCATGAGCCACCAGCTTGCGGGAAATTAATATCTGCACTAGTGCTAGAAGCACCATTAGAGGGAGCAGCAAAAGTAGCAGACTGACGAGCGTAACTTGTACCACTGCACTCAGTACCACTACCAGCATCTGTAGGGTCACTCGTAAACAGTGCAACATAGACAGTTGTAGGTGCTGTGTAGCCAGTTGCGCGGAGTACTTCATTGATTAAAGCATTCTCAAGATAGTTGGACATTGCAGCCATTTTTTACCTCTTTGATAAAGTCATTGCGAGTGGAACACCCGAGTATTGAGCAGATTCATCCGATCTAACCAATGTGTCGATTGCCCTTTGATACATGGTTGCCCATGTTTGAATTCGTGCATCGTTCATGATGTATGGTTCTGCTTCCAACAATGCCGCATAAAGCAAAGCATCGGGAGAGTTAGCCATAAACGCATTACTTGAATTTCCGCTTGATAGGAATGTCGGAGCAGAGTAATACAGCAGTTGAACCGTATATGTGTTGTCCGGCATTGGGGCTAACTGAAACTCAGTCGCCAAAATTGTGTAGTTCAACGGTTTACCGCGAACATGAGAATCTGTGTTTCTGATAAACACCGATGGAGACAGATAAGTCAATGGTTGCGGAGGGTTCCCCGTTACATAGAAGTCTCTAGCCTCAAGAAAGTCTGACGGTATCTCTACCGTTCCATCCCCACTTGTCGTAGTGGTGGTTACTGATTTGAGCATTTGCCGAATGCGGAGTTCTCTGCGAAGCCTCAGTTCTGCAAACCGAATGAAGTCGGGAATCTGATCGGTCAAGTCACTACGGGCCAAATAGTTGGCAACCGCTGTGCTTAGTTCAGAGAATGTCGCAATGCTCATACTTTCCCCGGTCTAGTTCTGAAAAATCTGTTATCGGGATTGTTAAGCCATGCCTTCATTTGCTTTTCATCGATTACAGCAAATCCCCGCATGATGCCTTTTGCGTTTAGATCATCAATCACCGTCAATGGGATTGAGGCTATCTTGTTACCAAAAATGTCATCCGACCACTTTGCGCGTTCATCGTAGGAATTAAATTCCTTTAGATTTTGCTCAATGTTTGCCGTTACATCTTGGCGTGTCTCAATAATGATGCCGCCTTCGCCATCAGCGTGGGCAACAGATTTACGAAACTCATTCATAGAAAAACCCCCATGCGGTTAAACATGGGGGCATTCACTCTTAGGGAGTCAAGTCAGCGATGATGCCGTGTGCAGCTTCGTTGTTCACTTGCAAGGTGTATTCCACCAGCAACTGAGTCACTTCCGCATCACCCGTCTTTGCCAACTCGTTGGTTTGGAAGGGGCGCAGATAGGCAACAGATGCCATGTCCACATCCAACACAAACGCAGCTTCGTCACAAGTGTTGGTGCTAGTCATGAACCTGTTGGGAACAATCGAAATTGAACCGAAGTCGCTCAAATAAATATCAGCCGCCGACACGATGGTCGTAGGTGCATCACCGGGAGCCATGTAGCGTTGAGCCGCAATACCGGTGAAGGCAGAGACCAACTGTTTGTGAGCAGGGTTGACCATCAACACTTTGGGATTGCCACCGGAGGCATACACCTCTTTGACCACAGTTTTCAGAGTGGCTTCGTCAAAGGTGCGGTTAGTGCCGTTGGTACGAGTGGTCGTGCCGCTTGCGCCAGCAACACCGTTCGTGCCGAAGTCACCATTGGTCGCCAACCATGTTTGCAAACCACCCAATTTACGAGCAGTGCTTGAGTTACCGTTCGTGCTTGCTTGGTTTGACAACAGAGTGGTCTCCATGTCTCGCTTAATTTCAGCGGATGCTTTCGCTAATTGATAACTTTTCTCAGATTTGCGCCCTGCTTTATCAACAGCTTCCAAAGTGCCGGAGATTTTCACGGTCTTTTGGCTGATCTGAGTCTTGTTGCCAATGCGAGTGGTGACAGCAATAGTGGCATCAGATGCCGTGTCCCCTTCAACAGCCGCATTCGTCAAAACTGCACTCGCAAGTGAATCAGTCATCCATTCGTGATTGGTAGCGGTTGCTTTGCCCTTACCAATGGACGACATAAATGGAGTGTCGGTTGGTGAAATAGAGTAGATCACATCGGAAAGTGATTCCCGTTGACCGATGGAGGTATAGGTTTGGTAGGTTGCCATGATTGAATCCTTGAATTAAACGAACCGTTCAAACGCACTTGCAGCGTCTCGGATTTTTCCGGTTTTCCGCAACTGCGCTACTGCTTTTTTGTGCTGTTCTTGATTGTCTCTTGGTTGAGATACTCCGCTTTTCATCATTCGGGGTGCTTCGGTTACCCTTTTGGATAACTCCGGCTTGCCCTTTTGCAAAGAGGAATACTTCATGCCATGATACAAACTCAGTACAGCACGAGAATCATAGACATTGGCTAACTCTTGGTCTGTCCACCCTATCGACTTGGCGTAGTCCCGAATATCCTTGCGGATTTGGTCGCCGGTCTTTGGGTCTGCGTAGCCCGGTATAGAAGAAGAAAGTTTTTGGCTTTCTTGAGCAATGTGGCTTTGGAGTTTCTCAGAATGTTCCGCTTGTTGCTGTTGGGCAATGCGTTGCTGTTCTGCCTTCAAAACCGCAAGTTGTTCCTTGCGTTGTTGCTGTTCTGCTACCTTGACTGCATACCCGATGGGGTCACTTTCCTTTAGAGCATCCAAGTTCTCACCCTTCGTTTGCTGACTTAGGAATTGTTCCATCATCTGCAAGCGTTGAGCGTACTGATCTCTTACCTTGTTTGCTTCGTCAATTTTCGACCGTTCTGCTTCCACAGCGCGGCGTTGTTCACTAAGCGTTTGGGTCTTCTTTGTGTAGTCGGCCCCCAGTTGATAGCCCTCAATAAGTTGATCGAGAGTTACATCGCGTTCTTCTCCAGCCGCTTTGACTCGAAAAGTGCTTGCTCGCTCTTTCTCACCTTCTTCAGAATCCACCAACTCGGAATCAACGCCATCATCATTTTCTGAATCTGCATTCTGTTCGACTTGGCCTTCGGCGTTCGGTTCAGAATCCATTAATCCAAAAAATGCGGATGCAGCTTGTTCCACATTCAGCGATTCACTTCCTTGCGGAGCCGTGTTATCACTCATTTCTAACCCAAGTTGTCAGCACTTACCGAGTGCCACGGTGTAATCTTATGATTACAAAATCTTCCACCGCTTCTTCACAATTAGCCCCGTAGCTGCGATTGATTCAAAGTGGCTTTTAATCGATTGTAAAGCATGAATTTTTAAATATGCAAGTTCTCGCGCTTCAATATCATCCGGCGCAGAGTTAACTATATTAAGCAATTCAGATTGCCGCATTGCTTCCATTTCTTCTAAGAAGAATTCATCGGAGAGCAGATTCTTGGCAAGTTCAAACTTTTCCATTTTGGATACTCGATATGAAGTCAGACATTGACACTTGCGGGATATTGGCGAATTGGTTGCCTTGCAGTCCAGCCCATTGAGTGCCGCCTAACAGATTGTCAGTGGTAAACAGTGAGTTTATGTCTAGCGGGGCTTGCCATGTTTGCGTGTACTCGGGGCTTGCCCATCCGGATATGTCGCTCGGAGTGAATGGGAAACCACCTTGCGGTTCATCACCGCCGCTAGATATGGCGTTTTGTACGGCATTAGCTGCTGCACTTGCGCCAGCAACAGTAAGACCGAGTTTAATCATCCCCTCAATCTGCGATTTAGTGAGTGGGCTTGACGGTGTTTCTACCGGCCCCTTATATGGGGTTTCGGTTGCATCTGTATAACCAACTACACCACCGCTTTGGTCTACCGTTAGGGTGCTTCCATCCTCATAGGTGTATGTCTGTGTGGTTGGCGTAGATGGTGCTGTTGTTAGGTCTAGCAGCGTTGTATCAATGTCTGCGGGTGGGCCAACAAAGTTTGCCGGATTGGTCTCCGGAAACAATGCCATTACATCTTCACTTGTTGGTGCGGGGCCAGCATTCAAGTAATCGGGAGTGGGAAGATTCTCAAGATACTTAGCCGCTTGTGCTTGAGAAATTACATCCGCTGTGCCTTGAATGCCGGTTTGTACAAGTGCAGTTTTAGCCGCAGTCTCGGGGTCTTTACCCGCCACCATGTTTGCCGCAGTGCTTGAGACAAAGTTCTTTACCGCGCCGGGGTCAGCAACCAAATAGTCACCAACTTGACCACCCGCAAAACCCGCCACTCCACCGACTACAGCACCCTTTAGAGCATCCTCCGCTGATTTGCCTTGTGCCACTTGTAGGGCAGCGTTAGCTACACCCGTACCAATTGCAGAGGCCACAGCCGCAGATGTAGTCGCCGGAATCAAACCCGCCGCTATCATTTGTTGACCAATGGCAGAGCCGACCCCCGGCATAGCCACACTGACTGCGATTGCCGCCAATAACGGCGCGTTTTGCGATAGGCTTAAATCTTTGTCTAGTTGGGCTAACTCTTTGCTAATTGTCTTTTCAACGGGTTGGGCTAAGTTTGTTACCTCACGACTAATGGCAATAGTTGGGTCTGTCGATGGGGATACTGCCGTTGCCGGAGCAGCGATAAAATTTTGAACCGCTTGAAATGGATTTTGAAAGAAACCCATAATTTACCCCGGAATCTCAATGTTTGAGGTAATCCCTGCCCCGACCTTCATTGCTTTCAATTGGGCCTCTGCTTCAAACTCTTGCTTTCTAAACATCATTTCAGCTTGGAACTTGTCCCGCTGTAGCTGCATATCTGCCATTGCCTTCTCACGGGCCAACTGAATATCAGCCTCTGCCTTCATTTGCATACTCTGAATGTCGGCTTGAACCTTTGCCATTGCCGCTTGTGCTTCGGGCGACATTTGCGGTTGTTGCGGTTGTGGGTTGCTTAATTGCTGATCGAGTTCCGGAGGAATGGCTTTGTAGAACTCTGCACTGTCCTTGAATCCGGCAGCTTCCACCATTCTCCCGAGCGTGTTGCGGTACTGTCCCATGCTGACCAATGGGTTAGCTGGCCCCATCTGTCCCAATACTTGTTCTTGTTTTTGCAAGACCATTTGAAGCATCGCCATCTGCTCTTGACGGTTGCCAGCACCGAGACCCACATTAATATCCACATCGTACTGATTCGACCACTCTCGCGGGTCAAAGGACACATACGAGCCTCTCATCCGCACAATGCGGGGCTTGTCTTGATACTTGCAGAGAAGGTGAAGAATCCCTTTGAAAAGCGATTTAACGCCGGTCTCCGCAAAGATTCGCGCTATCAGTTCAACCTTACCCGCACCCGCCGCTTGCATAGATGCTACAGCCGCAGCAGTCACATTCTGCAAGATAGCGGGGTCTAGCCCTTGTGATGCGTCAGTCACTCCGGTGCGCTTTTGGGCCACAGAGTCGAGATATTGAAGCATGGGAAAGGCTTGTCCCGCAACGGGTGGCACATTCAATGGTTGCACTGCTCCTTGAGACTTAATCCGCACCACACCGCCAGCAGTGGCAGTCAGCAAATCATCTAAGTTCACTTGACCATCTACAGCAGTCACCCGAGCATTGTTTGTCAGATAGAGGTTATCCAAAATCTGACGGGTGATAGTGGTCTTTTGTAACTGAATGTCTGTAGTCCGGTCTGCCAATGATTGACCAAAGAACTTGTGTGGAATGGGAATTGGGCAGATCGAGTGGAATGGCACATAGTCGCATTCTTCGTCTGACAGAATCTCGTTTCCAGCATAGAACACTTGCCGCAGTTCAGCGATACCGTCACCGTCCATGTCTGCCCGTAGGTAGCACTCAAACACTTCAACACTCTGCATAGAGTCATCCATGCTTGTGGAGTCATCCGGTTGCTCACCATTGGAGAACCGAACAAGTCGTTCCGGTGTGTATGTCAGTGAGTCACTTGAGGGGATACCGTCCACAATGTCAGCATCAAAGCCCATTGCGATCAAGTCGCTACGAGTCATTAGCTTACGGTGTGCAATGAAAGGCGCACCCTCAATTCTCCGAGCCTTCTTAGAGATTAGGAATTCTTCGGGCGGGACATTCTCCACCACCACTCGACCCGTCTTTTGTTTCTTTGAGACCGTCACTGCATGAATCTTGATCTTCATCGGCCCCATTGGGGTGATCTGATCGAATTCTTGTGTGTCTTGATCGACAATCTCCATAGTGCCATCGCTCATCAGCATTGCGAGTTCGTCATCAGTTAGATCACGGTACTTTTCTTTGATTACATCTTCTTTGTCTTCCCAATAGGCTTTGACCACTCCGACCTTTTGGAGAAGCGCATCCTTGAACCAATCGTGAAGAATAATCACGCCTTCGTTGTCACGGTTGAATACCCAATTCACATACTCAGTGGCTTGCTTTGCTCCGGCCTCGTCATTTGGGCCACGGGGTTCAAACCTCACGACTTCATCGCTTGCCGAGAAGATTCGCACCAAAGAAGGTAGAGAACCGTCTACGGCCTCTG